TAGAGGGCACGGATTTGATTTGTATAAAGAATTAGGTGCTGATAGAGTGATGATTTATGCAAGATTTGATGATTCCACTAGAGATTTTCCAACAAACACAAAATTTTGTCAGATTGGAATTTTGAAAAATCCAACGTCATTTATATCCACAGAAACTTTTAGTGGAGGTGAATTTTCTGGGTTATATGCAATACAGTTTGACTCCGTTAATTCATTTTTACCTGAAGTTGGAGAAAAAATCAGTCAAACAGTATCCACAGGAATTGCTGTTGGATATGTTGCTTCTTATGATTCAGATACAAAAGTTTTAAAATATTTTAGAGATAGATCTTTATACTATGGTTCTACGCACGATCAAACTGATTATGTTGGAGTTTCTACAGAAGCAAACGGAAATATTAACTTTAGTTCTTCTGGAGGAAATGTAGTTGGTGAAACAAGTGGTTTTTCTGGACAAATATCTTCTTTTTCTGGAATTACAACTACAGTAAACAATTCAATTATTAATCTTGGAGTAACATTTACAAATGGTCTTGCAAATCCTGAAATAAATAAAAAAACAGGAGATGTAATTTATATTGACAATAGACCTCTTGTATCTCGTAATGTTAGACAAAAAGAAGACATTAAAATTATCCTGGAATTCTAACCAATGGCACAAAAAACAAACTTAAATGTAAGCCCATACTTTGATGATTTTGACGCCGAAAAGAATTTTTATAAAGTTCTTTTTAATCCAGGAAAACCTGTACAAGCAAGAGAATTAAATAATATTCAATCAATCTTACAAAATCAAGTTGAATCCTTCGGTAGTCATATTTTTAAAGAGGGATCTGTAGTAATTCCAGGAAACTTAACTTATGATCCACAGTTTAATGCTGTTAAATTAAATCCCACTAATTTTGGTGTAAATATCTCACTTTACATTAATCAATTTTTAGGTAAAAAAATCACAGGACAAATATCTGGGGTTACTGGAGTTATTCAAAAAATTGAAGTGCCAGATTCAATTAATAATTTAGAATATATTACATTATATGTAAAATATAATGATTCTGGAGAAAATTTTTCAATTACTCCTTTCCAGAACGGTGAATCATTAGTTTCTAGTGAAAATGTTGTTTATGGAAATACTACTATTGTAGCAGGAAATCCTTTTTCATCACTTATTTCTACTGATGCAACTGCTGTTGGTTCTGCTGTTTCTATTGATACTGGAATTTATTTTGTAAGAGGAACTTTTGTAAATGTTTCAAAACAAACAATCATCTTAGATTACTATACCAACACACCATCTTACAGAGTAGGTCTTAAAGTATCTGAAGAAATCATAACTGCAAAAGAAGATGATTCTCTATACGATAATGCAAAAGGATTTACTAACTATGCTGCTCCTGGAGCAGATAGATTTAAAATAGGTCTATCTTTAACTAAAAAGACAATTGATAGTGTAGATAGTGATATAGATTTTATTGAACTTCTTAGATTAGATGCTGGGCAAGTTAAAAAATTAAACACAAATACTGAATATTCTGTTATTAAAGATTATTTGGCACAAAGAACATATGATGAGTCTGGAAATTATTCAGTATCTCCTTTCAAAGTTTCTCTTCACGACTCTTTAAATAATAGACTTGGAAATAACGGTTTATTTTTTAAAGACCAAAAAACTGAAAGTGGAAACACCCCATCTGATAATTTAATGTGTATTAAATTATCTCCTGGTAAGGCATATGTAAGAGGATATGATATTGAAAAAATTTCTACTACTATTTTAGATGTATCAAAACCAAGAGATACACAGAACGTGGGTAATGTAAGCATTCCATTTGAAATGGGAAGTTTACTAAGAATTAATAATATTACAGGATCTCCAAAACAAAATGAATCAGTAGAACTTCACTCTGTAAGGCGAAGTGCATCTGGAAATCCCAGTTCGACAACTAAAATTGGGGACGCAAGAGTTTATAATTTTAGATTAACTGATGCCGCCTATTCATCAGCATCTACAAATTGGGATTTATATTTATACGACATTCAAACATATACAACTTTAATTTTAAATCAAGCATTATCACAATCTCAATTACCTGCCTCTTCATTTATCAAAGGAAAAAGTAGTGGAGCAAGTGGATATGTGGTTTCTGCTGGAGATGGAACAACTACAGTTAATGTAAGGCAAACTTCGGGAACTTTCATCAAAGGTGAGCAAATCATCATTAATGGTTTAGAGTTATATCCAAGATCTATTGCAAATATTGCAGTATATAATAGTGATGATATTAAACAGGTTTACCAATCAACATCTGTTTCTGGATTTACCACAGCATTTATAGGCGATTCAGTTCTATCTAAACAACTTCCTATTGGATTTAATGCTTCCGATACTGTTAATATTAGTGCTGGTGGTGTAGTAACCTCTCCAGGAAAGTTTTTTAATGTAATTAAACCTGGAAGCATTATTCAATATCAAACTTCAACAGGGTCTGTAGAAAACTTTAATAGAGTAACTAGTATCAGTCTAACTGGCGACTCAATGACAGTCGTGGGTATTGCGACTGTAACTGGTGTTTGTAATGGTGCGATTGGAGTTTCCACAAATATATCTTTTAGTATTGGCGCACCTACAATTAGAAATCTTGAAAAAGGATTTTTATATGCTGAAGTTCCTAATTCTAATTTATCATCTATTGACTTAAATGACTCAATTTTAACCTTTAGTGCCCAATCAACAAGTGCAAAATCTTCAAGTAGTCCAATTGTTTTATCAGTTTCTGACTTCTCATTACCAACAGGTTTAACAACTGCACTATTTCAAGGATTCGATGAAGAGCGTTATTCAGTACACTATACAGATGGCACTACACAATCATTAACCGCAGATCAATTTTCTTTATCAAATAATCAAGTTACCCTATCGAATCTCACATCTGGAAAAACTACATCATCTATTAACGCAACATTTATTAAAAATGGAGTCCAGAGTAAAGAAAAACAATATAATAGAAGTCAAACAGTAAATGTAATTTTCTCAAAGTATTTGGAGTCTGGCACTGGAATTAGTACTTCCATCAATGATGGTCTGCAGTATAATCCATACTATGGATTAAGAGTTCAAGATGAAGAGATTTCACTTAATTATCCTGATGTTGCAAAAGTTTTAGCAGTTTATGAATCATTAAACACTTCAAATCCCTCTTTAGATACTTTATCATTTAGTAGTGTATTAAATATTGGTGGAAATGCAATTATTGGAGAAAATATTATTGGTTCTGAAAGCGGATGTGTAGCAAGAGTTGTAACAAGATCTACAAATAGTGTTGGTATTGTATTCTTAAATTCCAATAGATTTCTTACAAATGAAAATGTTACGTTTGAAGAATCAAATATTGTAGGGCAAATTGATTCAATAACTTTAGGAAGTTATAACGATATTACTAATCGATTTAAATTGGATAAAGGACAAAAAGAACAATATTATGATTATTCTAGAATTGTAAGAAACGAAGGAGAAACTGAACCATCTAAACAAATATTAGTTGTTTTTGACTACTTTAGTGTACCAACTACAGATAATGGCGATGTATTTACGGTCTTAAGTTATAATAAAGAACAATTTGCTGATGATGTGCCTTTAATTGGTAATAGAAATATAAGAGCTTCAGATACCCTTGATTTTAGACCTCGTGTATCAGTATTCTCAGGATCTAATGCTTCACCATTTGATTTTTCAAATAGAAACTTTAGTTCTTCAATTAAGTTAAATCTAACACCAAATGAAAGTACTATAATTGGATATGATTACTATATTGGAAGAATAGATAAAGTTTATCTGGATAAAAACGGAGAATTTGTATATATTCAGGGCAATTCTTCATCTAATCCAAAATCACCAGTAAAAATTGATGATGTAATGGAGATTGCTACAATCAATCTCCCTCCATATCTTTATACTCCAAAGAGTGCAACACTATCTTTGGTTGATAATAGAAGATATACAATGAGAGACATTGGTCTCATTGAGAATCGAGTTAAAAATCTAGAAAGAGTAACATCATTAACGCTCTTAGAATTAAGCACACAAACTCTTCAAATACAAGATTCTCAGGGATTTAATAGATTTAAAACTGGATTTTTTGTAGATGATTTTAAAGATTATGAAAGAGTCAATTTAAATTTCTCACTTCTCGAAATAGATCCTGAATTGCAGGAAATGAGACCAATTATTGCTCGCAATAGTCTTAAAAATTACCTTGCACCATCACTCAATACAACTGATGAAGAAGTAGACCTATCAACTAATTATGCATTAATAGATTCTAATGTGCAAAAAACAGGGAGCACGGTAACTCTTAAATATGCATCTGAAAAATGGATTGACCAACCATTAGCAACACAAGTTGAAAACGTTAACCCATTCCACGTTATTTCATATAAAGGATCTATTAAATTATCTCCAGATAGGGATAATTGGGTTAGAACTGTACAACTACCAAATAAAACAATATCAGTAACCGACTTTGTTTTAGTTGAAAGAGATAGAACTGTTTTAGGTGATAGAACAGTTAGAATTGATAATGGCGCTAACGCAAGCAGAACTGAGCTTTCAACTGAATTCTCTCAGTCTATAACCGAAACCAGTAGTTCTTCTGTCAGAAGCACTAGTTCTACAAGACTAGTAGAAGCACGTGCTGAAGAGTATATGAGATCTAGAAATACTGAGTTTTCGATTACTAGTTTGAAACCATATACTAGATACTATCAGTTTTTAGACGGAAATGGATCCGTAGACTTTATTCCAAAACTTATTGAGATTGCTAATAGTGAGTCATTGGAAAATTATGGAGCTTCATCTGCATTTACTATTGGAGAAACTGTTATTGGATACGACAATCAAAATAATAAAATAATTACATTTAGAGTGGCAATGCCATCTCACAAGATTGGTCCCTTTAACTCCCCAATATCTAAGTTTACAACAAACCCATATTCCAGAACCGAGTCAATTCCAGATGCATATAGTGCTTCATCAAAGATTCTAAATCTTGATACCTATTCAATATCAGAGGAAGCTCAAGGTCTTTATTCTGGATATTTAGTGAGAGGTGCTAAACTTGTTGGGCAAACAAGTGGTTCTGTAGCATATGTAAAAGATCTCAGATTGATATCTGATAACTATGGAGACTTAATTGGTTCTTTCTTTATTAGAGACCCCAATACTAATCCAGCCCCAGATGTAAGAATTAACACTGGTACTAAAACATATAAAATTACATCCAGTCCCACAAATGAAGTTGCCGTTGCTGGGAGCACTACAGTTTCATCTGCAGAAACAAATTATATTTCAGATGGAACTCTGGAATTATATGAAACAACGATTACAAATACAACAACAGTAACAAATACTAGGTTAACCACTACAAATATAACAAGAGTAACAACGAATTTCGAACAAACCCAGTTTCCTCAACAGGATAGAGGTGGTGGAAAAGACCCACTTGCCCAGACCTTTACAGTTGACCAAGATGGTGGATTTTTAACTGAAGTAGACTTGTATTTCTACAAAAAAGATAGTGGAAATAATCCCCTTACAGTCGAAGTAAGAACTGTTGAATTGGGGACACCTACAACAACAGTAGTTGGGAATCCAGTTACTCTCAGACCAGATCAGATTCAAATTTCAGATGATGCATCTGCAGTTACAAAAGCAGTATTTGATTATCCAATCTATCTTGCTCCCGGTCTCGAATATGCTATTGTATTATTGGCACCAGAAAGTGTTGAATATGAAGTTTTCATTGCAGAAATGGGCAAGAAAACAATTCAGTCTAGAAATCTTCCAGATTCTGAAGCAGTTGTATACACACAACAATTTGCTATGGGAAGTTTGTTTAAATCTCAAAATGGATCTATTTGGACTGCAGACCAATATCAAGATATGAAGTTTACTCTTTATAGAGCAAACTTTGTCACAAATACTCCAGCTACTGCGTTCTTCTATAACCCAACACTTAATGAAAGTAATGGATATATTCCAAATCTCCAGAATAATCCTTTAACAGTTTTCCCAAGAAAAGTAAGTGTTGGTATTACAACTGCAACAAATTCTACGATGGTAGGAATTCTAACTACTGGTAGAAAAGTTAGTGAAAGCACAAAAACATACAACTATGGATATATTGTAGGCACTGGATGCTCAGTTTCTTCAGTTGGAGTTACCACAGCAGGTTCTAATTATGTATCAGACAGTAGTGTTTCAACTTATAATATCATTGGAAGTGGATCTGGTCTTACACTGAATATAACAGCCTCTGCTGGAGCGATTACTGCCGCTTCAATTGTAAATCCAGGTAATGGATATGCAGTTGGTGATGTTGTTGGTATTGTAACTTCTTCAGTCTCAAGTAACAGTGGTAGAGATGCTCGAATTACAATTACTGGAAACAATGGTGGTATTGATACATTATATTTAAATAATGTGCAGGGAGAATCATTTACTTCAGATGGAACTGCAAACCTAGTTTATTTTGATTCTTCTAACAATTCAGTTTCTCTAGGAAACACATACATTACCAATTCAACACCTGTTGGGTCAATTTATAGTGGTAACTTTGTCAAAGTAAATCATTTCAATCATGGAATGTATGCTGCAAATAACAAAGTTGCAATTAGTGGTGTTATACCTAATACAGCACCGACAACACTATCACAATCTATTACAGCGTCTTCTACATCTATTTCAGTTGCAAGTACTTCAAACTTCGCAATTTTTGAAGGAAATCTAGTAAGTGGAACAAATCCTGGATATGCTCTCATTGAAAATGAAATTATTAAATATGAAAGTATTGGTTCCGGAACTTTAGAGACAATAACTAGAGGGCAATCCTCGACTCTTGCTCTACCACATTCTGTTAATGTTCCAGTATACAAATATGAATTTAATGGAGTGTCTCTCCAAAGAATTAATACAACTCACGATATTAGCGATACTGGATTAGATATTGATAATTATTATATTGAAATTGATAGAGCATCTAATGGTGTAAACAGAAGTGCTGATAATACACCCACAGGATATCCACAATTGTCATTCTCGTCCGAAATAACTTCTGGAGGATCTAAGGTATTTGCATCAGAAAATATTCAATATGATGCAATAATTCCATTCTATGATGCTGCAACTCCCACATCATCAACTTCACTATCTGCCAAAATTAGAACAGTTAGTGGAACAAGTATCAGTGGCAATGAAGTTTCATTCCAAGACTTGGGGTATGAAGATATTCAGATAAATTCTCTGAATACTCTCTCATCTTCTAGAATTGTAGCATCTAAGGTAAATGAAGATACGTTCTTAACTGCTTTGCCTAGAAATAAATCATTTACAACATCTTTGACGTTAACATCCAGTAACAAGTACGTTTCTCCTCAAATATTCTTAGATACATCATTTACTGATTTCCATAGTAATAGAATTAATTCACCAATAACTAACTATCAACAAGATGGTAGAGTTAATTCTATTTTAGATGATCCACACGCTGCTATTTACATTTCAAATACAGTAAGATTGTCTCAACCAGCAACCTCACTCAAGGTAATTTTATCTGCATATAGACATTTTTCTGCAGATTTTAGAGTCCTTTATAGTTTGATAAGAGCAGATTCTAGTGAAGTTGAGCAATCATTTGAACTATTTCCTGGATATAATAATTTAACTGTAGACAATAATAATGATGGATATCCAGACGTTATTGATCCTGCAAATAATAGTGGACTTCCTGATATTTTTGTTCCAGCAAGTAATACAAATCAATTCTTGGAATATGAGTTTTCTGCAAATAATCTTGGACAATTTAGTGGATTTACAATTAAAATTGTGATGTCATCCACAAATCAGGCATATCCACCTAGATTTAAAGATTTAAGGAGCATTGCTATTAGATGATGATACCAGTTAAAGGACACCCAAATTTATATCGCGATGAACATTCTGGAGCTATTTTGAATTGTGATAGTATTGCTTATAATCAGTATGTAAATAGTTTAAATAATAGAGAAGCACAAAAAGATGAATTGAATAAAATTAAACAGGATATAGATGAGATTAAATCATTATTAAAGGAGATGATTAATGGATCCAAATGAGATAACACTAGATACTATTGATAAACTATTTGAATATGAAAAACATTCAAGATTTATAGATGAAATGGATTATGAACAACTAAAAAATTTTTCCAAATTATATTGTAAATTATATTTAAAGCAACAAGAAGTCATTAAATCTTTAGGTTCAGTTCAAATATAAATAAAAAGTAGAGCTTAAAAGAATAAATGGCTGCAGTATATGTAAATAATTTAGTCGTAAATTCTGGGGCAGATTTCAGCCAATCATTTACTTTAGAAGGAACTGACACAAGCTCTGCTTTTGATTTAACCGGATATACCGTATCTGCTCAAATGAGAAAATGGGCAGGAAGTTCTACTTCAACATCATTTACTGCTACGATTGAATTGCCACCAACTATAGGGCAAATTTTATTACGATTAAATTCTACACAAACTACAGATTTGAAACCAGGAAGATATGTTTATGATGTTGTGATTGAAGATGAATTTGGAGTTAAAAACAGAGTAATTGAGGGGATGGTTCTCGTAACAGAGGGAGTTACTCGCTAATGTCCGATATTAAAGTTAGAGTTGGGCAGCAAAATGCGGTAAAAATTGTTTCCAGTATTTCAGGATCTGCAGGAGGACGAGCAGTCACTGCAGAAAATGTTATTGGTGGTATTGGATCTATAAGAGAACTTTATGTAAGTGGAATATCTACTTTTGTAGGAGTAAGTACTTTTAAAAATGATGTTTATATTGATGGCGATCTTACAGTTGGTGATGATTTAAAATTTGATGAATTTACTGCCAGAAATGGTAGGATAACTGGAATTACTACACTATTCAATTTAAATGCAACTGGCATTGCTACTGTTAACAATTTAAATGTAACAGGATTTTCTACTTTTATCGGGATTACGACATTTAAAAGTGACGTATATGTTGATGGTGACTTATATGTAAGTGATGATTTAAAATTTGATGAATTTTTTGCCAGAAATGCAATCATATCTGGAATCGCAACAATATCTGGTGGATTGTATTATGGACCATATTATACAAATGGGATGCCATATTTTAATTCAAGTGGATTGATGGTTTCTACAAATAGTCCACAAAATGGTATTGATTA